TCTCCTCCTGCTCGATAAACTCCACGTTATGGTTCCACAAATCGATGTGCTTGATCGCACCGCCGCCGACCTTTTTCAGACGGTCGCACAGCATTCGGTAAAGTTCTTTTCTCATTTCCTCTCTATTGAAAAATCCACATTGAAATATTCATTTAAATTCTCCTCGATGATTTCGCGCACGATGCGCTCCACCTCCGGCCCTGCACCGAGGAATCGACGGCGCGGTATGCGAATCGTTGTTCCGGCTCGTTTGAGGGCCATAAAACGCCAGAAATCGGCCTCTGTGGAGAGTTGTCGCGTTCGTTTATCATTTCGACGCTCCCCGTTCTTTTTTCGTCCGAAACTGCCGGTTGCCTCGTAGTATTTATACCAGAAAAATCGCTTCATCTTGGCCGTCACCACGATCTCGCCCCCGTCGTTGTGTATGGAAGCATACGGCAGATCGGTGAAAAACGTGATACTGTTCTCGGTCGTCCGGCTTCGCACACTCCTCCGCAAATTGCCCGTATCGATTAGGAGTGTACCGCCCGGGCGGTTCGGGCTTTTCCGTCTCGCCCACGCTTCGCTGAAAAACGCCTGTCGCTCGAAATTACGGTCGAACTCATCGCCGAGCTCCACCTGTATGTCCCGAAGTATCCGCTTGATTATTTTGCCGGCCTCTTCATTCATAGTCCTCGTCCTTAAAGAGCAAAAGCTGACGGGTCTCCTCGTCAGCTATGTGATTCTTTTCCTTCGCATCGGCATTGAGTATGTTGTAGAAGGTCCGTTCGGTAATGCCATAAACCGGATATATGTACCGTCGCCATATCTCCCGGTTCGGGACTCCCGACTTGACGTAACGGTCATATATCCTGTTTATATCTTCCACACGTTTCTTGTAACTTACTCCGCGCCGTTTTGCCATATGGTTTTATTCTGTCTTTTGGGGTTTGTACGGACGCACATCGAGCGTCATGTCGCAACTCACCATTACCCGGCCGCTCCCCTCACACTGGGGGCAGGGACCCGTTTTCCGAAATAACCGCCCGGAATAGATTTCTCCCGTGCCGTGGCATGCCCGGCAAATAGCGATTTTCGGGGCCTTCCTCACTTTCTGTATCATACCGCCTCTTCTCTTTTGGGTTCCACATAGAACGTCTCGTCCTGCACCACTTGTATGCCGCACTTGGCCATCATCTCGATCATCGATTTGCCAGCGCCAAGAGGGTCTTCGTCGGTCGTCACCATTGCCTCCCGGTCGGCAAGCATTTTGTCTTTGGCCAATTCCTCGGTCAGGCGCACATATCCCGGCAGGAACTCTTTGGTCAGTTGTAACGCACTGGCCCAGGTAAAGCCTTTGAGGGTTTTCAATTTAGGGGTGCCGGTGCGGAAGCCTATAACGCCGTGAGCCATTTCGAGGCTCTTTTTCTTGGCGAACAGTTCGATCTGGTTTTCTATGGCATAAGCCTGCAAGGTGTTGAATGCCTTCTCCTTCTCGCCTTCCAGTTCGGCCAACTTATTTGCATACCTCTCTCGGATCTTCGCGCACTGCAACTCGATGTCCGCTATAATTTTCATACTCTGTGCATCAGCCTTCGCATAGATGGCGAAAGCCTCGTCGGCAGACTCTCTGGTCACGCCGGAAATAATCACTTTCTTTTCTCTCTTTGCCATAAATTCATTGGTTTAATGGTTTGTTAATCACTGATAATATTGTTGCTTTCTAAAAGGGTCTTGAACGCTTTGTCCCGTGCGGCCTTGGTCTCATACACTCCGTAAGTTTTCCACCCTCCGTTGTACTTTGTGCTGACTTTGATTTTCGGCATCGGATAGTCGGCTTTTCGGATAATAATGAAGCCGGCCGCTTTCACCTTGTTCTGGTCGTTCAGGGTCATGCATCGTCCTCCTCGTAATTCTGCATTTCAGGCTCTTGACAGACCAATGCCGCCTCGTACTGCTCGTAGGTCCATTCGTTGATGTCGCTGAAAAACTCCTCCCGCTCTTCGGCCGACAGCCATGTCGCCGCTTCAAGGAGTTGGATTTTAATCCCGTCAAGGATTTTTCGTGCTTCTGTTTTCATTTCTATTAGTTTTTAGGAGCGTGGGGGTCTATGATTACATAGACGGACCGGCCCGGTTGCTTCACTTCGTGTTCTTGTCTCTTTTCCGTTTCCTTCACTTTCAGCCCTCCCTTCCGCTCGATGGAGCGCAGTTTTACGGCCAGTTGTTCCAGTTCCTCGGTATCGAGCCGGCCGAAAGGCTTGCCGGCGATCCGGGGATTCAGGCAAAAATCGTTGACCCTTGCCCAGTCCGTGGTGTCGATGCCGATTTTCTGCATGAGTTTCAGACATACGCTTCGGCGGAACCGCAGCTCCTCGCGCAGTTTCTTTCGCCATTCGTCCTGCCCGGTCAGCTGTTCCAGAGCGGCGCAGCACTCGTTGTACTCCGCCCGGGTCATCTCGCGCAGGCTCTCGGTGCGATTCCGTGTATATTGCCTCACGATCGAACGCTTAAATTCTTCCCGGTCGCCATAATAGGGCACTTTGCCGAACAGAGCGTAAAACCGGGCGAAATTCGTGACAGCCGAACGCAATGGCGCTTGCTCCTTTTGCTGAGGCGCATCCGAATTGGGCTTTGCCAAATTGGTTACTTCCTGTGCCATATCACTCTCCGTTAAGAATCATATCACACTCCGTTGATTTTGTACTGATACGATATACTATCTTGTCAGGAGTAATTGATTTTTCCCTATATGCAGCCTCTGTCTGCTCGGCATATAATCTCTTAAATTCTGACCCCATCTTAGAAAGTATTTCCTTGTTGTATTGTCCACAAAACCCTATGCGTGAAGTATAAATTTCACGGATTTTCCCTTTATAAGCAGTTGCGGTCAATGTCATTACCACCACTCCTGTTGTATTTTTTTGTTTACTCATGGCAATATATTTTATTCAAACAACACTTTAATGCCGCACGAGGAGGCCACGTCGAGCTCGAGCTTGGCTCCCTTCGACAACTCCCAGCCTTGCAGCATATAGATATAATCACAACCGAGCAGCAGGGCGATGTCCGCCCGCATGTGCTCCCGCCAATGCGCTTCATCTGGCAGCCCGTTCTTGAACGGGTTCACGGGTTCGTAGCCCTTCAAGCTCAAATAGCGCTCGGCTTGATCGAAAGCCTGACGCCTCTCTTCCAAGTCATAATGGGCTATCGCCCCGCTGATGTACACTTTCTTGTTCATTTTTTTCTGTGGTTTTTTCGTTCGTAAAATTCATTCAATCGTTCTTCCAGTACTACCGTGTAGTTACACAGTTTGCAGCAGCGTCCCTCTTCTTTTATCGGATATGGGTTATACCCGTATCCGATGAACTTCCTGTCGCAAATGCAGCAGATGTTTTCTTGCGCCTTTTCCATGATCATACTATTTCAAATTGTACTACAAAATCATATTCTCTCCGCAGACGGCGAACCTGTGCGATGTTGTCCGGCTCGCTGCCGTAGGGCAGGTAAACACAGCGTTCTCTCGTGTTGACTTTCACGCCCTTCTTCCGGAGTCTATACAGCAGGTTTTTCCGGCGCATACTCTTTTTGTCCATAATTACAAATTGTTACTTGTTCGTATAAGACCCTCTTCCCATACCACGTAGTAACTCCCAGCCTCGCCGATGGCGCGTCCCTGGCAATACGCCTTGTAGCCTACTACACGCACCTTCATGTCGCAGATATACTTCAGCTTCATTGCTCCACTGCCCATTGGCTGGCTCTTCTTCTCTTGACTAATCCAGATGAAGCTCTTTTTCGGAAAACTGTCCATCAACTCTTTGGCTTTTGAATAATCCCACGGGGCGACCTGGAAAGAGTCTATAATGACAAACTTAGGGCTTTTGGGTTTTTTCAGCCTTTCCACCAATTCGTCAAGGGTGCTTTCCGGCACTACACGAAAGCGCCCCTGTACCTCGTTCATCTTCAAGTAACCCATGCGTCGCTGGAAGCTCTGGTTCACACGCTCCTCATAGCTCATGTATAGTACCGGCCCGTACTTGCACAGCTCTTTGGCGAGCTGCATGACAAACGAGCTCTTACCGCTGGCGCTGGCTCCGCTGATGAACCACGAGGCGTTCTCGGCAGGGAATCCGAACGGTTTGCTCCATCTCTCGTTCCACGGTAGGGTTTTCCATTTCTTGGCCGCTATGTCACGCGGCGTCAAAGCCCGCTTCATTGCGCTGTCATTTTAAGTTTCTCGATCTCCGTGTACACTCTCCTCAGCCCGCCACGTGTCTTACGTACGATTTGTGCGATGTCCGTACCTTCCGGGGCATTGACCTTAGCCACAATCCGAGCCTGCGTCATCAAGAAGGCTTCACGCTCCTTGCCGTCGTCCGGGGTAACCTTGCTGTAACGGTCGCCGTAGCGACTCAGCATCTCGGTATAGCCCACTTTCTTACACTCGATCGAGCGGTTTATCTTTTCCTTCAAGCCGTCCGCTCCCATCATGTACCAAGCGCAACTTCGCTCGGTGGCGTTCCACAGGGCTTTCAGCTC